TGCTCGGCCTGCTCAATCAAGCGAACCTGTTTCCGACGTACGCGCGCGCCGATCCCGAGAGCAACGCCGCTGCGATTCTCACCGCTGCGGCGAAGTGTTTCGCGGCGTCGGGCCTCGTGCCAGACGGCGTCGCGCTGCACCCGCTCGTGTATGCGTACACGCTGCTGTGGCGCAGCGGCACCGTCGCCACCGCGACGGACTACGGTGCGGCCGATCTCGACGCGGCGCTCCTCGCCCCGCCGCCGTTGTATCTCTTCGGGTTGCGGGTGGGCTTCGCCCCGCTGACGGGCACGGGCGTCCCGCAAGCCGTCGTCGGCGGGTTCGGTGAAGCGGCGCAACTCTTCTACCGGGGCGATCTTCAGATCGAGATCACCAATAGCCACGTCGACAACTTCATCACGAACACGCTGACGGTCCGCGCCGAGCGGCGCGCGGCGCTCGCGATCTACTACCCGTCGTCGTTCGTCATCGTGAGCAATCTCAATTACATCAATCGGTGACGGATGGATCTCGATAGCTCGCTCGTCGAGGATGCGTTGCTCGCGGTGCTGCTGAACGACAGCGCAGTGCAGGCGCTCGCGCCCGACGGCATCTGGTGGGACGCCGCAGGCGAAGTGCAGGGCAAAGCGCCGACGCGCTTCGTGATCGTGTCGCTGACCGACGAGACCGACGAGCCGACGTTCGGCGGGCGCGGCGCCGAGTCGTATCTCTTTCTCGTGAAGGCGGTCCTGCTCAACGCCAGCTCGGTCGATATCCGCGCGATTGCGCAACGCTTCGACACGCTCCTCGACGATCAGACACTCACGATCCCCGGCTACGCGTTCGCGGCGATGTATCGCGAGAAACGCGTCCGCTACGTCGAAGAGGACGCCGAGAACCCGGCGATCCGCTGGCTGCACCGGGGCGGTCAGTATCGCGTCCACGTCGGCATACCGACCGACGTGACTCACGCGCGGGCGGTTCGACCCACGGGGCGAGTTACAACGGGCAGTTACACGAGGGAGTAACACACATGGCGATTCTCACGGGACGGTATGGGCAGGTGTTATTCGACCCGGCAGGCACGACGCCGGTCGAGATCATTTCGCTCAACGGCTGGAAAGCGAGTTTCAAAACCAACAAGGAGGACGTGACCTGTTTCGGCGATATCAACAAGGTCTATGTCCCCGGCATGAAGGACGTCTCGGGCACGCTCGCGGGGTTCTGGAACTCTGCGACCGACGCGAGCCCTGTCCTCTTCAAAGCCGCCGATGCCACGACGCCCGGCATGCTGAAGTTGGTCCCCAACAACAGCACGGGCGAGCTGGCGAATTTCTGGTCTGGTCTCGCGTATCTCGACGCCGACATCGACTGCACGGCCGCTGGAGCGCCGAAAATTTCCGGCGAGTTCATGGCGGCCGGGCCGTGGACGATGGCCCCCTAACCCCGCGCGGGGCTCGTGTTCTTTAACTCGCTCACGATTCGTGGCGAGGGCGGCGCGCTGCTGTGGACGAAAGACGTGCACGCGAGCGCAGCGGCACTCGCGGCGTGGGCGATTCGACGCGACGAGCGCCCCAAGTACGGCCCGTGGGTGCTCACTGCGTCGTGTCGCTCGATCAATCGCTTTCGGTGCGGGCAGCGCCCGCTCTTTTTCACGGCGCCGCGTCTCGGCGGGGGGCGCTGGTGTTTTCCTGTCCTCGATATACAGGTCACGCCTCCCTCGTTGACCGCGCGCCTGGGGTCGCCGGAGCAATAAGTTATGCACTCACGATTCGTCCGTCCAGACACCGTGACGCTGCCGCTATCCGATGGCGACAGCATCACGATCCGGAAAGAACTCACGAACGGCGAGACGCGCGCGCTCGCGGAACACGGCTCGATCCCCGGCACGTCGCCGCCCAAGATGGACCCGATCAAAGTCGGCGGCGCGCTGATCGCGGCGTATCTCCTCGATTGGACGTTCGTCGATGCGACCGGCGCGCGCGTCGACATTCGCGGCCTGTCGCGCGACGAGTTGCTGGACACCGTCGACCAACTGCGCATCTCCGACGTCACCGAGATCGTCGCGGCCATCTCGACGCACGTCGCGACGATGAACGCCGTGACAGAAGAGGAAAAAAAAATCCCGAGTGGCGCGCCCGCGTCGTGAGCGATCTCGCGATCTGTCGGCATATGGGGTGGACCTACGACGACGTGCTCATGCTGCCGCGCGCCATTTACGACGTGCTGATCGAGGAACTCGCGAAACAGGACTAACCCGATGGCCCTCACCGGAAAGCTCGACGCCGATTTCTCCGCGTTCTATGACGCGTGCACGAAGGCGGTCCTGTCGCTTGTCGGGATGAACGAGGCGGGCAAAGGGACCGAGACCGCGTTCAACGGGCTGACCGAGAGTGTGTCGTCGAGCGCCGCCGGGATGGTGGCGGCTGTCGCGAGCGGCGAAGTCGTCGCGGACGTGCTGAAAAAAATCGGCGACATGGCGATGGAAGCGGCGACGGCGCTGCCGGAACTCATCGCCCACACCATCGAGGTCGGCAATCAACTCTATGAGATGTCACTCAAGACGGGCGCGAGCGTCGAGAACCTCTCGGCGTTGCGCTACGTCGCGAGTCAGACGGGGATCGAGTTCTCAAAGTTCGGGACGATCTTCAGCAAGATGGAGCAGAACCTTGGCGCGAGCGGCGCGGCGGCTGACCATCTCCAGAGCAAGCTCAACGATCTCCACCTGAACCTGCAAACGCTGAAGAACGAGAAACCCGATCAGGCGTTCATCGACATCATGGACGCGCTCAGCCAGATCCCGAACCGCGCCGATCAAGCGGCCATCGGCGTCGCAGTGTTCGGGAAGGGCTTCAAGGACATGGCGGGGCTCACGCAAGAGAGCATCTCGCGCATGATCGCCGACGCGAAGGATCTCGGCGTCGTCATGTCGACCGAGACCGCCGCCGCCGCGCACGCGGCCGAGATCGGTTTCAACGGGTTCAGGATGCAACTGGAAGCCGTCGGCGCGCACATCGCGTCGGCGTTCCTGCCTGCGATCATCGGCGTGACGGCCGACCTCCGCGATCTGTTTAAGGGCGCGCTCGACTCGGTCAACAGCAGTCTCGCGGCGATGGGTGGCGGCGGCGGATTCCTCGCGACTGTCGCGGCCGCGATGGGCACGGGCGACAAAGCGATTCAGGCGCAAACGCAACTCTACGAATATTTCAAGGAGGGATTGATCGGCGTCGTGCGCTACGGCGTCGAGCCGCTGGTGACGGCGTTCGCGGGCATGATGCAGATTTGGGATGAGGCGCTGATTCTCGGCAAGGCGGTCGTGCTTGGCTATGAGGGGATCACGTACTCGATTGAGGGATTGCTGTACTACACGAACAAGCTGGCGCAGTACACCGATCCGATGAACGCCGCGAAATACAAAGCGGACGCCGCGACCATCAGCATCGCGATGGACGAACTCTACGACAAGATGGCGGCGAACGACGGCGAGATCGAGACCCTCAAAAAGAACCAAAAAGATTGGGCCGACACGGGCGTCGCGACGAACGCGGCCATCGAAAAGTCGCTGACGGCGCTCGGGCAGACGCATCGCGACGTCGGCAAAACGATCAACGAATTCGCCGACGCGAGTAAGAACGCCTACGGCGGCGTCGGCAAGGACGTCGAGGGCGCCGCGACGAAAGTCAAAGGGTTCGACAAAACGCTCGCGGACCTCACAGCGAAGATCGACGCCGCGAACAACGCCAACGCGTCGTACGCCGACAAGCTAAAAGTGTTCGGCGCCGAAGCGGCGAAGGTCGCGCTCGAAGCGCACACGATGGGGATCACGGTCAGTGCCAGCGTGCAGGACGTCGCCGACGCGTTCGCACAGGCGCAACTCGACAAGACCATCGCGGGCTGGATGAAAGGGATCAACAACTTCGAAGCGGTGCTGAAGGAATTGCCGAAGGTGTCGCTCGATTCCTTCAAATCGCTCGTGGCCGAAACCGACGCGTATCAGAAATCCGTCGAGGCGCTCTATCAGCAGTCGACGACGGGCGCCGATCTTCAGATCCACAACATCAACCGCGCGCACGACGCAGCGATCAAGGCGCTGAACGACGAGACGCAAGAGCGCGATGCGCTGTACACCGAGACGCGCAACAACATCGACGCGTTCTATCAGCATCAGACCGACGTCGCGAACAAGACCGCGAGCACGATTGAAGAACGCATGGCCGCGCAGGGCGTGTACACGCAAGAACGCCTCGACGAGATGGCCTTCAACGCCGCGCAGGACTACAACCAGATGGTCGCCGACGGCGGCTACACGGCGCAACAACTCGCGGCAGCGGCGAAGAAATCCCAAGACGCATGGGACGCAGCCGACGGCGAGATCAAGACGTCGTGGCATACGGCGCTCAGCGACATGCTCGGCGGGCTCGACCAGCTCGGGCAGGCCATCGGCGGCACGTTCGGCAAGCTCACGAGCGCGGCGTCGTCCGCGTTCAAGAGCGCCACGGCAGGCGTGGCGAATCTCGCGTCGGGGTTTGCGTCGTTCGCGTCGGGCGACATTCTCGGCGGCATCTCGGGTGTGATCTCTGGCGTCGGGGGGATCGCGAGCGCCGCGATCACAGCGGGCAAAGCTATCGGCGGCTTGATCTCGAATCTGTTTGGGCTCGGGAGCAAGGGCCGCGACGCCGTCGTGCAGTTCGCCGATTCGTTCGGCGGGTTCGATGCGCTCCACGTGAAACTCAACGCGCTCGGCGACTCGGGCGAACAACTGTGGATCAAGCTCACGCAGGGCGTCGGGAAAAACGATCCGGCCGCAGCGAAGGCGGCGATCCAAGCCATCACGGACGCACTCGCCGCGCAGCAGAACGCGTCGCAGGACACGCAGGTCCAGACCGAAGCACAAGCCGCCGCGACCGTCGAGACTGCGACGGAAGCCTCGAACGCGCTCGACACCGTGACCGAGAAACTGAAGGCGAACGTCGACGATTGGAAAACGTGGGGCGACGCCGTCAACGGCGTGATCAACGCGGTCGGTGCCGCCGTGATCGCGATGCCGACGCCGAGCGCCCCCGGCACCGTGCCCGGCTTCGCGACGGGAACGAAGGGCGAATACCTCGACTTCGGATCGGGCACGCTCGCGATGCTGCACGGCAAGGAACGCGTGATGACGCCGGGCGAGAGCGCGGGCGGCGGGGGCGGCGGCGGGACCGCCGTCATCCAGATCGACGGGCGCACGCTCGCCGAGATCGTCGTGCCAGAAATGCCGGGCGTGATCCGGCGCTACGGGCTCGCCTGAAATGCACTTCATCGCGCGCACGCTGCCCGACGTCACGCTGACTATTGACGGCGTCGTGATGCGGCTGCGGCACGGGATGAAGATCAGCGAGACCGCGAACGGCCGCAACCGCTTCGACGGCGCGATCTATTCCCCCGACGGCACGACGAATCGCCCGGTAGTCGGCGCCGACGTGCAGCTCGTCGAGGACGGCGTCGTGATCTTCGGCGGTCTCGTCGACACGCCGACCGAGAGCGGCGTCGGCGACGAGCCCGTGCCGCGCTTGCTCACAAAATTCTCGGCGAGCGACTACAGCAGCCTTGCCGAGCGGCGCGTCATGAACGTGACGTTCCAACCGGGCACGCTCAAGTCCTGGCTACAAATCGTCGTCCCGTATCTCTCGCATTGGGGCGTCGCGCTCGACCCCGCGCAGATTGACGGGCCGACCTTCACGGATGCGCTCGTCGCCGCTTACATGCGCGTCGACGAGGTCCTGAATGCGTTCGTGACGCTCGCGAGCGCCGCCGGAGTCGATCTCGTCTGGGACATCAACTACACGAAACACCTGCGGATGTTCAACCCCGCGACGTCGCCCGCGCCGTTCAACGTCGCCGACGGCGACCGCAATACTGTCGGCGACGTCACCGTCGCGCCCTCACAGGCGACGTATGCCACGCGCGTGCTCGTGCTCGCAGGCGCGGGCCTGCACGACGTCACCGAGACGTTTGCGGGCGACGGCACGACGGCGTCGTTTCCGTTGCAGTACTACGTCGCCGCGACGCGCGGGTACGTCACGAATAACCCACCCGGACACAGCGGCCCCGACATCAACGAAACGCTCGGCGACGCGCCCGCTGATTGGTCGTACGACAACGCGACCTCGACGCTGACGCGCAACAGCGGCGCTCCGGCCGCAGGCTCCGCGATCACGTTCATCTACACGGCGCAGTTTCCGATCCTGCGAACCGCCGATGCGCCGGGCGGGATTCCCGATCCGCCGGGGCTGTGGGAATCGCTCGTCAAGGAGCCCGACGTATTCGATGCGACGCTGGCGCAACAACACGCCAACGCGTACGTGCTCGCGGCGTCGCAGCAACTGCGGACGGTGAAGTACCGCACGCTCAACAAAGGCGTCCACCCCGGACAAGTGCAACAGATCGCGCGCGCCGCGCGACACCTGAATGCGCAATGCCTGATCACCGACGTGAGCGTGAGCGACACCGACGGCCGCACGCATCGCGACGTCACGGCGCAAGCGAGCACGACGACGACGCCCATCGACACGTGGCGCGACATGATCAAGGGCTGGAACAAAGTCGCGAGCGGCGTCAGCGGATCGCCAGCCAACATCGTGAGCGGCGGCGGGGGCGGCGGCGGCGCGGCGGCGTCGTTCCAGAGCACGCGCGTCTATTGGTTCGGCGGCAGTGATACCGAGTGGCAATCCGATCCGACGCCGACATGGTTCGCCCCATCCGACGCGCAAGTGCGCCTCGACCCCGCCGCGCTCGGGACGCAGACCGGCACCTTCACCGTTCGCATGCGCGGCAAGGCAGGCACGGTCACGGCGCGCCTGCGCGATCTCACGAACAACGTCGTGGTCGGCACGAGCACCGCGCAAGCGTCGAGCGATTTCTCGTTGCTGCAATTCCCCGTACAACTCTCGTCGACGGCGGCGATCTATCAGGTCGAACTCTTGCCGTCGCTCGCCAACAGCGACGTGCAACTCGTCGGCTCGTATTTCGAGCAAGCAGCCGTCGGCGGCACGGGACCGGGATTTCCCGGCCCGGTCGGGCCGCAAGGGCCCGTCGGTCCCGTGGGCCCGCAGGGACCTGTAGGCGCGACGGGCGCAACCGGCGCGACGGGACCACAGGGGCCCATCGGTCTGACCGGCCCGCAGGGGCCTACCGGCCTCACGGGGCCGCAGGGCGTGAAGGGCGACACGGGCTTGACCGGCGCGACAGGGCCGCAGGGCCCCATCGGCAACACCGGCCCGCAAGGAGCGACCGGCGCGACGGGTCCGCAGGGGATTCAAGGTCCGGTCGGGCCGACAGGCAGCGTCGGCGGCACGGGCGTCGTCAATCAGATCGCGTTCTGGTCCGCGACGACGGCGCTCGCGAGCGACGCGAATCTCTATTGGGACAACACGAACAAACGGCTCGGCATCGGGACAGCGACGCCCGGTTGCTCGCTTGATGTAACGAACGTCATTCGATCCACGGGCGGAACGGCGTTTCCGACGAGCGGGGTGGGGCTTGAACTTGCGTACGTCGCCGCAACACCGTCCGCGTACGTCCTAGCGTACGACCGGACAGCGAGTGCTTATAAGCCGCTGCGCGTCGACGGTAATCCCCTGGTATTGAATGGAGGCGCGGGCACCTCGGTGCAGGCGCCGGATTACACCGCGACGTCGGGATGGTTCCGAAACAACACGAACGCCGAAGGTCTCTACAGCGTAGCCAATGACCGTCGGTTCGCCTCCGTGAACACGACGTACTGGCGCTTGCAGGGAAACGGCCTCATCGTGTCGACGGACTTCAGCACGCCCCAAGGCTATCTCTATACGGACGGCACGAACTTCGGGTTGCTCGACGCGGGGGGCAATTGGATCTGCTACACCCCGAGCGGCGGGAATTACAACCTCACCAGAAGCCAGCTTCAGGCCACCGGGGCGTATCTCTATCCCGGTAGCGTGTCCGGTCTGCCCGCGTATCAAACGAGTTACTACCTCGCAAGTCATGCGAGTTACGGACTGTTCGTCAACACCGGGCTCTACACGAGCGCGTTCTATGCGCCGATCAATTCCAACGGCTATGGGTTCGGCGGGGACAACTCGTTCTACTCCTGCGATCAAGCCGGGCGCCTCGCGATGTCCGCGCACGGCGGCAATGCGAACGGCTCGACGGGGCGGCTGATGTGGGACGGCTTGCAGTTGTACCCGGAAACGAGCGGCGGCCGCAATCTCGGGCACCCATCGTTCCTCTGGGGCACGGTCTACGCGGTGACCGGAACGATCCAAACCTCTGATATGCGCCTCAAAAAGAACATCCGCCCGAGCGCGCTCGGAACCGCGTTCGTGCTCGGGCTTCGTCCCGTCGATTACGAATGGAACAATCCCGAATGGGAACGCGGCGTGCGCCCCGGCTTACTCGCGCAAGACGTGGCGGCGATTGCGCCCGAGTTCGGCGCGATTCATTACGACGACAAGCATGTCGCGAACGGCCTGAACTACGCGCTGTTCGTGATGCCGCTGATCAAAGCGTTTCAAGAACTCGCGGCGCGCGTCGACGCGCTCGAAGGGATACCCCATGCCGAATGACAGCTACACGCAACAACGCCTCGCGGCCGATCTCACGTTTCAAGGGCGAGTCCGATCAGCCATTGCGAACGTCGCATGGTCAGTGCTCGGCGAAGATCCGGGCACGCCGAATCACGCGGCGCGTCAGTCGTTCGCGCGATCCGTCATTAATAATCTGACGTACTCCGCGCAGACCGTTACGCCGTGGATCGTGGAACGTCCGAATCTGCTGGCGTTCGCGACGTCGTACGATTTCACTGCCGGGTCCGTCGTGACGGCGGCGACCGATGCCGATATCGAGTCACAACTCCTGACCGATTGGGACGTGCTCGCCGGGACGGGCACCGTGCCCGCGCTGGCTGCACCGCCGCCAGGAGCGCCCTTGCCATGACGACGCGCACGCTGACCTTTACGCCGGACGACGGCAAGCGATTCGAGTTACTCCTCACCGGGTTTCTGCTCGGCGGCAATCAGGCGAATCAGAGCGAGAGCGGCGCGCGGAGTCGCTCGCGCGATGATCGCAAACGTGAGGCGAAGATCGTCCGCGCGTTGAAAGCGATCTCGGATGCGCCCGTCACCGCGTCGACGAACGGGCAGCCGCCCGACGAAGCGCGGCGCACGCTGCGTGCGACCGGCGGCGCCGTCGTGCTCGAACAGGATCAACTCGACGTCGTGATCAAGTACGTGGAAGCGTGCCCGTTTCTCACGCACGTGAGCGACGACGTGGACGATCTCCTCGATTGGTTGTACGCCGCGCCGCGTGGAGAGCACCGATGAAACGGCTGGCGATGCTCGCGTGTGTCGTTCTGATCGCGGCGGCACGCGTGCACGCGCAGACCGTCGAGGCGCAACGCTTCCGTCTCGCTGTCGGTCAGTGCGTCATGTCGAGCGGCAGTGGCGCGCCGAGCGCGGGCAACACCTGCGACGCGTACGTAGACAACGCGACCGGCGATGTCTGGATGAAACAGGCGACGATCTGGAAACGGATCGTCAACGTCACCAGCGGCACGACAGGCACGCTCACGAAGTGGGCCGGAGCGACGACGCTCGGCGACTCAGGGATCAGCGAGAGCGGCGGCGTCGCGACCGTCAACGAAAGCATCGGCGGGCCGAGTTACGCGTCGCAGGTGTCGGGCTGGCGCATCACCGCAGCGGGCGCCGCCGACGTGCGCTACCTGTTCACGAACGAACTCCGCGCGAACATTTTCACGGCTGACGCCGAAGCCGTGCTCGCAGGCGCGCAACGCGTGACCAAGTCGTACTCGACAATCTCGCAGGCATTCACGTGCCCCGCCGCAGGCGCGACGGCCACGCTGTGGGTCAACGATTCGGCGACGTACGGGGATGCGGCCGTCTTTCAAGCGAACGACTGGATCGTGATCCACGCGCTCTCCCACGTCGCGCTCGGGCCGTTCACGATTGCCGATTGCGTCGGCACGGTGACCGCCTACACCGACGGCAGCGGCGCGAACGCGGGACAGCAGTCGTGGACGTTCACGCGCGGCAGCGGGGCGAGCGCGGGCACGATGACGGGCGGGTCCGTCGTCGCCGTCAATCAACTCGCGCAAGACATGGGCGTCAGCGGGAACGGCTACGTCGAGACGACGGCGCTCGACGGCCCGAACAACAGCAACGCGCCGTACATGCAAGTCGTGACGTGGACGGGCGCGCCGACGAGCGCGAACCTCACGGCGCGCTGCCGCTACGGCAACGTCGCGGGAATAACGGGGCTCGGCAATGAGTACGGCCTCATGTGCGGCGACGTCACCGGGCCCGGTCACTACTTGCGCTTGTCGAATCTCGTCGCGGAACTCCGCGACATTCCCGTCAACCTGCTCGACGCGTCCAGCAATAAAGTGATCGCGCTCGACCCGACCGGGCCGTCGTTCGCGATGGGCAACCCGATCCCCGCGAGTTACACGGGCGGCAATCCGGGCCTGTGGATGGGACGCGACACCGACGGCACGTACAAAGTTCGCATCGGCGGCGCGTCGTCGAACCGTCTGCAATGGGATGGCACGACGCTCTCGGTCGCGGCCGAGGGATCGGGGATCACGAACATCAACGGCGGCAACATTCAAACGGGCACCGTCACAGCGACGCAGATCGCGGCGAACACGATCACGGTCGGCAATCTGATCGCGACAAGCCAGGGTGACAATGTCATCCGCAACGGCACGTTCGAGGGCGCGAACGCCACCGTTGGTCTCGCGGGGTGGACCTCGGAGGGACCGGGCAACCAAATGTCGTGGGGCTGCTGCGGCGTGACTGGACCGGGCGCGCTGCTCATGCCGCAACTGACGAACGGCGGCGGCACGTGGACGGCGGTCACGTACTACGCGACGCCCGTCAACGTCGGGCAAACCTACATCCTCAAATACGATATGTATTCCGCCGTCGCGATCAGCGCCGGAGGGATCACGACGTTCATGATCTCGACGCAAGCGTCGAGCACATACATTCGGTGGCTCAAGACCGGCGCGACGACGGCGCCCGATGCGTCCTCGGACACGAACACCTCCGTCGCGCAACCGACAATCCCCGCCGGATGGACGCATTACGAGTACACGATCACGCCGCCGAGCGGCGCGACGTGGATCGCGATTTGGTTTCAGAACACGGGCTGCTATTACCAAGTCGGGTGCGGCCTCGTCGCGCTCGACGGCGTGCAACTCACGCAACAGATCGGGGCGGGGTCGATCAGAGCGAACAGCATCACAGCGGGGCAAATCGCCGCAGGCACGATCACGAGCGCGCAGATCGCGACAGGCACGATCACAGCGGGGAACATCGCGAGCGGCTCGATCACCACGACGCAGATCGCCGCAGGCACTATCACGGGCGGCAACATCGCGGGCGGCACGATCACGGGCGGGAACATCGCGGCGACGACGATCACGGCGGGTAATCTGAACGTGACGTCGCTGTCGGCGATCTCCGCGAATCTCGGGAGCGTGACAGCCGGATCGCTCAGTGCGGTGACGCTCTCTGGCTCGACGATCACCGGCACGAATATCTCCGGCGGCACCGTGACGGCCGGATGCGCCACGATGAACAGCAACGGGATCACGCTGACCGCTGGCGGTGGCGCGTGCAACTTTTACAAATGGTCGAGCGGCAACGGCGCCCTCCGGTCGGACGGCGGGAGTTGGACGTATCTGCAATCGCCAGACGTGCAGATCCTCTCGACATCGAGCAATAACTACCTGAACATCACCGACAGCGATGTCACGCTCGCGGCGCCGGGGAGCAACGTGCACCTCGTGTCGAGTTCGGGGAATTTCGATTTACAGGGCAATTACTTGCATTTCTCGCCGTGGTCCGGCAGTCCGGGTGGGGGCTACGCGTACGCGCTCTGCGTTGACAGTAGCGGCAATATACGGCGCGGAGAAATCATCTCCAGTAGCGGCGGGTACTGCACGGTTTTTTAGGGGAGAGTCACCCATGCGTTTCCTAATGCTGTTCGTGATCGTAGGGCTCGCGGTCCAGCGAGCGACCGTGACGGCCCCGAAGCCAATCGACGGCACGGTGCGTTCGTACGAAGTGATCGGCGTGAGCGTCCAAGTCCAGCCGACGATCTACAAACCGCCCGCCGTGGAACCGACGCTCGCGACGCCGCAATCGTTCACGCAACCAACGAGCGTGACGATCCGGTATATCGACAATCTCGGGACGCAATCTGTAGACGTGCATACGGATCAAGGCCCACTGCCGCCCGGCAGTGCCGTGCCCGTCGCGCTCGGCAGCGATCCGGCAACCGTGCGCGCGCTCGTCGAGATGATCATGAGCGGGACGGGCGGAGCGCTCCGGACGCGCCTGCTCCAGCACCTGATCGACGAAAAGAAAATTCCGCCCGCGCGGATCACGAAGTAGGAGGGACCGATGCGAACTCGCTACCTGCTCGCGCTCGTCGTCGCGCTCGCGCTCGGCGCTGCGGCGCTCGGCGCATCTCGAGGGACGGCGCTCAAACCGAAACCCGTCGGCCTGCTGACGACGACGAAGCCGCCCGATCCGCCATCGGCGCTGCAACGCGCGGAAGTCCAGAACGACATGAAGCAACTCCAGCTCTATCAGGCGCAGGTGCAGATCCTGAACTACCAATTCGATCAAACGAAAGCCGCGCTCGCGCAGAAGCTTAAGGCGCTCGAACGCGAGGGGTGGGATCTGAACCTCGAAACGTGGCAGTACATGCCGAAGGGGACTGCGCTGCCGAGCAAGTGATCAGAAGATCCCAATGGCGATCTTCACGGGCGCGCATCTCGTCGAGTTCTTCGCGAGCGTCACGGCGGCGCTCATCGCGCGCGCCGTGCGCGTGTGGTGGGTGCGGAAGCACGAGCCGTCTCTGACCCCCGTCTCGGAGGACACGCGCGCGCATCTCGTCGCCGACGACAACAACGACAACCCGGATCTGTTGTAAGGGGGACCGTCATGCAATCGACTCCGACGCTTCGCCTCGTGTGCATCGTGCTCGCGCTCGTGCTCTTCGCGGTGTCGTCGTATCTGTCGGACAAGCTCGCCGACCGGCTCGCGCGCGCCGCGTTCGTCGCCGTCATGCTCGCGTGGCTGCTCTGAGGTCTCTGTATGCCCGTGCTCAACAGTCGCGGCGATGTGCTCGCAGGGGTGGCCGGTCACTCGACGTCCCTCAACGGCGTACCCCTGCCGTTCCCCACGTTCGGGGGCGCGTGCTGGCTCGACGACGATACGGTCCTCGTCCAGATACCCGCTCCCGCGCCATTAGGCGCCATCCTAGCCACGTGGCAGCCGGGGGCGATGTCAGCTACCCCCC